ATGGAAACCGAAGGCCAGAAGTCTGAGGTCATTCTGTCTGCTGGTGCCGAGTTCGTGAAGGGCGAGATGTTCAAGCAGCTTGCATCGGGCAACATCAAGTCGGCACGCATGGAAGTGAAGAACACCGTCGTCTCTGATGGCACCACCGCCTTCCCGACGCAGCGTCCCGGCATCATCCCAGGCTCGTTTGTCCCGCTGACCATTCGTCAGGTTATCCCTAGCATCGCCGTCACTGGCAATGCTGTGAACAGCTTGAAGGAAAACGCATGGACTAACAGCGCTGGCGAAGTGTCGCAAGGCGCAAGCAAGGCCGAGTCTGACCTTACCTTCACGAACTACGATGTGAATATCCGCACCGTGGCTCACTGGATCAAGGTCAGCAATCAGTTGCTCGCTGATGCGCCTGCTGTTGCTGCCTATATCGACGTGCGTCTGCGCGACGGTCTGGCTCAGCGCATTGACTATCAGTTGCTGCGCGGCAACGGCACTTCCCCGAACCTGTCCGGCCTGACCGACTCCGGCAACTTCACCGCGTTCACTGCTGATTCTGGCGCTAACCTGGTTGAGTCCATCAACAAGGCCAAGTACGCGATGTGGGCAGCCGGTAACGCACCGGATACCGTCATCGTGAACCCGGCAGACTGGGGTGCAATGGAAATCGCACGCGAAGGCGCTGGCACTGGCGCTTACCTGTACGGCGCACCGGGCACCAATGCAGGGATGTCTCCGTTCGGCGTGAACGTCGTGCTGTCTGCCCACATGCCGACCGGCTACTTCCTCATCGCTCAGATGCGCACTGCTGCTACGGTGTTCAACCGTTCCGGCGCTGTCATCGAGATGGGCTATGTGAACGAGGACTTTACCAAGAACCTCGTGACCATTCGTGCGGAAGAACGTCTGGCGCTCGCTTGCGACCGCCCGGCAGGCATCTACTACGGTCAGTTCTAACCGTAGTCGAGAGAGAGGGGGGCTTCGGCCCCTCTTTTTTTACGGAGGATTCCCGATGATTGTTAAGGCAAAGTGCGACTTCCTGCACGACCAGCTTGGCCGAGTACGGAAAGGCCAAGAGCTTACCGTGACCGAACGCCAGTTGAAGCAATTGCAGGGGTTCGGCTGGGTCGATATTCCCGTCGAGCTTTACCACACGAAGGTTGTCACCGATTCCCCTTCATCGGGTCGTGGCGAGATTGCACCGTCGTCTGCATCGCCAGCGGCCCAAGTCTCCGAGCAGACGACATTGCAGCCATCGAATCGTGGAAGAAAGAAGCGCCAGCACAACGGCGAGTGATTGTCACGAATACGACCTTCCGTGCGGTTCCGTGGGCCGATGTGCTGTTTGCCATGGACTTGTGCTGGTGGGATATGTACTACAGCGAGGCACGGCGCACTGTAGTAGGCCAGTTGTTCACTACGTGCAAGGGCGCTGTCGAGAAATACGGCCTCAAAACAGCTATGGTAGACGGGCGGATATTTCAACCGTTCGGGAATAGTGGCGCTGGCGCGATACAGTTGGCAGCGCTGTCCGGCGCGAAGCGTATCATTCTGGCCGGTTACGACTGCCAGCACACGGACGGGAAGGCGCATCATCATGGCGACCATCCTAAAAAGCTAGGCAATGCGGTAAGACCTGACGCATGGGTCAAGAATTTTGATAAGCTGGCGAAAGAACTAGCGGCGCTGGACATAGTGAACGCAAGCCGCGCCACCGCGCTACGGTGCTGGCCACGTATTGAACTACGCGAGGCATTGAATGAAGGCATGGTGGTATCAGAGTGAGCCGAACTACGGCGACCAAGGGTTCCTGATGCCGCTGATAGGCAAGTCCGCCCGATGGGGCTGCAACGTCGTGTCGTACAAGGTGCATTGCAAGCGCGGTATTCCGAGAGGGACGGACGTTATCTGCTTTCACGGCAAGCCAAGGCCATGGGACGTGACCTTGCCGCCGTTCCTCTGATAGAATAGGCAAAACGAGGGTCTTACATGTACCGCCTAGTCCGTGTCACGCAGCCGACCGCAGAGCCTATTAGCATGTCTGATGCCAAGGCGCATCTCCGCGTAGACCATTCTGACGAAGACGCGCTGATTCAGGCGCTCATCTCTGCGTCCCGCGATGCCTGCGAGCGGTACTGTAACCGCGCATGGGCAGAGGCTGACTTCATTGAATCGTTTGATGCCTTCCCTGACGGCGGTATTGCGCTGACCGACCCCGGCGTCAAATCCATCGCTCGCATCGAGTACCTTGATTCTGACGGCAGCGTCGGCACGATTGCAGGATCCTCGCTTACGCTTGGTACAGAACTATCTATTGTCGATTATGCGTCGTGGCCCTACGGCACACGCATCAAGGTTTTCTACACTGCTGGCGCGAATGCCGACAAATCCGCGCCGGAGTATGTGCCGGAGTCTATTATTCTGGCGATTAAGCTATTGCTCACTGACTACTACGAAAACCGGGGCGCGCAGCAATGGCAGCAGTTGTACACGAATCCGACCGCTGAACGGCTGATGCACTCTTACCGCGTGGGGCTTGGCGTATGAAGTGGCAGCCCGGCGAGCTTGACCAGCGCATTGCCATCCAGCGCGAGACGCTTGCGGAAGATGGTATGGGCGGGCAGACTGTCTCGCTTTCGACGCTGGCAACCGCCTGGGCGAAGGTCATGGCGCGTTCTGGCCGCGAGCGCGAGTACCAGGATAGGCTTAACGCTGAATCCGCCTACACATTCGTCATCCGCTGGCGTGGCGATGTGCGCGAGGCTGACCGTATCGTCTGGAATGGCGTGACATATAACGTCCGAGCTATAGCGCAGGACGGAGGACGCAAGCTGTATCTTGAGTTGGATTGTGAGCGGGGTGCGGCAAATGGCCCGTAAAGCAGCGACCGTATCCATTGAAGGCATCGACGAAATCCGCGAAAAGCTGAAGGATACCGGCGTGCGCGAGGGCCGCAACATCATGCGCGCCACGATTCGCGCTGTCGCTGCCCGCATCACGAAAGAGGCAAAGCTGAAGGCTCCGCTAGATAGCGGAACGCTCAAGCAGTCCATCAAGCTAAGGCCTCGCAAATCGACGCCTGACAATCCAGTGTTTGAGGTATGGGCAGGCTCTAGCAAAGGCTCAAAGTACGACGCCTACTATTGGCGCTTTGTAGAATACGGCACGTCTGGAAAGACTCCTCAGCCTGAGCGCCCATTCATTCGGCCAGCGGTTGAGGCAGTCCGTGCTGAATTGCCATCAATCCTGCGCGATGAGTTTGGCAAGAAGTGGGAAAAGGCCATGACCAAGCGGCAGCGTAACGCGGCCAAGATACCGGGTGAGTCATGAGCTACGAATACGCTATTCAGGATTGCATCGCCGACACGCTGAAATCAGACTCTCCGCTGATGGCAATGGTCAGGGGCGTCTATGACTCCGTGCCACAAGCGAATGACGCAGGCGCAGGCGCATTGTTTCCGTATGTCACCATCGGCGAGGACACGCACGTCGAATGGGACACTGACACCGAGCTAGGCGCAGACGTTACCATCACGATTCACACGTGGTCGCGGTATCGAGGCCGAAAGGAAGTGAAAAACATTCAGGGGCGGATATACGAAATCCTGCACCGTGCAAATTTATCCGTATCAGGGTATCATCTGGTAGGGATAGACTGGCTCCAATCGGAGTCGTTTATGGATACCGACGGGCTGACTCGCCACGGCGTCCAGACTTTCCGTATCACAATAGAGGAACAGTAAAATGGCAGCAGCTAAGGGGCGCGAGCTTCTCGTTAAGAAGGGGTCGACTGTTATTGCTGGCGTGCGTACCAAGGGTGCCGCCATCAACAACGAGCCGATTGATATTACCAGTGATGACGATGCAGGCTATCGGACGATGCTGTCTGCCGCTGGCACCATGTCTGTTGACCTGTCGGTTGAAGGCATCACGAAGGACGACGGCTTGCGTGACCTCGCCGCATCCGGTGGCACCGGCCTAATGCTGACTAACATCACGCTGGAATATCCAGACGGCGGAACGCTGGCCGGAAATTTCTTCCTGAACTCGTTTGAAGAAACTGGCACGTACAACGAGGCTGTGACCTTCTCGGCCTCGCTGCAATCGTCTGGCGCGTTCACCTACACTCCGGGGCCGTAATCAATGACTGGCTTGCCATTCAAGCC